AGGCTTTCCATTGCATTTGCGCCGATGACTGTCACTTTCTCGGCGGTTTTCGCATTTTTTGCCGCGTTGCCGCCGATTGCGGTTTGCGCGGCGAGTCCTTGGTATGTTTTCAATACGGCCTCGCCGATTGCGACTGTTTGAGACGTCGGGGACGGCCAGAAAACCTCGATGTCTCCTGTCAGCCCGACAGGGGCCGTTCCACCTATTGCGCCTGCCCCAAGTGCAATATTTGATGAGCCTGTCCCCAAGCCTTGCCCTGCATTGCGCCCGATGGCAACGTTGGAATAACCGCTAGTAATGCCGCGCCCAGCATTGCCGCCGATGCCGATGTTGCGAGTACCTGCCATCCTTGACTGGTCGTACCATTCAGTCTCAGCTTGCACGTTGAACAGGCTGTCTGCGCCGATGGCGATGTTGTCGCGGCTCTTTTGGGCATTACCTTGCGCCCGGCTGCCAATTGCAATCCCGCTCACGCAATTGGTCATGTTCCCAATTGCGCCTTTCCCTATCACGGTCAAATCTGATCCGGTCCACTCGTTGGATTTGAGATTGGCCGCCGCGCCGGTTCCGCTAATAAACCGTCCAATTCCTGTGCGGATCGGCTGATATGGCATATCGACGGTAACGCCGTTGACGGTAAATTAGCCGTTTCCGTATTTGTTTTTTATTTGATATTTTTTATTTGTGTCAATTTTTAAGCCTAAGCAATCGACAAACACGCCCAACGCGGCGCTTTCGGCGGCCTCGATGGTTTCGGCGGCCTCGATGGTTTCGGCGGCGTTGTTTTTTGATTCGGCATAGCCAAAATCTCGAAGGCTCAAGGCGGTGTATTGGCGCAGCCAGCGTGTGCCGGATTCGCCGACGATGACTGTGGCGGCGTTTTCGGCAAGGGCTTGATTATCAGATTTCACAAACACGCCGCCGCCGCCGTTGATGCCGTCATGATAGTTTTCGACGATGACGGCGGTTGCGCCGGGCTTGTTAAATTCGCGCAGGGCGGCAATGCTTGGCACGCGGTATGCCATATTTCCGAATAATTTTGCGACAGTTTTCTCAACATATTCGCGCGTCGCCAAAACGACAGCCGGGTCAACTTTTAACGCAACTGCACCAGTATTATCGACCTGAATAATCATACGAACGACTTGCTGACTTGCTGTCCCACTATTTGCGCGCGGCTTGTAGTTGTCAGGTAAATTACCAACAGCAATCAATGTACCATCTGCGGCAAACAAACCTACTTCACGGATTGTGAAATCCCCTTCTTCTTCTGGAATCAGCAATTCTGCAATAATTTGATTTCGGTTATTTTCATCAATCTTTAACAGGTTGACGTTTGCCCGATAAACTTCGCGCTTAAGCGATACCATATCGGCTGACGGTATGATTGCTTTACCGCCGCCATCCCCCACAGCCGTATGCGTTAATCCGACAACCGTACCTAATGCCGTTGCCTTTGCAATACGCGCCGTACCTGCTGAGGTAACAATGGTGTAATACTGTTGATTCATGCTATACCTTTGGATTGATTGTAATAATTTCGACTCGCTGAGCGGCGGCAGAAACCTGACCGGCTGGAGGCATTGAAATAATTGGCTTGATATATGGATAAATGGTGACGGTATCGGCGCGCAATGTAGCTGCCGACGTATTCAGACGGCCTCGAGTGATGACACCAACCGTTAAACCGCTGATGTGGCGTGATACAGGCTTTGTTTCCGAAAACAACCGTACCAGCTCTTTAAATTCGACTTCGCCAATGACGGCGTTTTCAGACAATACTGTGATGCCGAATGTACCCGGCACGCCTTGAGGATTAGCCTGCCACCATTCGGTAATTTTTATTTTCAAGCCGAAAATTGAGGCGACACGCTCAAGCGCGGAAATCGTGCCTTTATGCTTATGGTTGTAATACGCGGCAGCAACCACATCGCGCTTCACTTGCTCAGGCCATTCATCTGACCAATAATCCACGCTTCTTGCCCAAGCCAAGTAGGGCAGCAGATGCAAAGGGCAGGTCTGCGGATTCCACAGGTCACGAATAGGATGAGGGATAGGGTAAATTTGTGAGCGCGAGAGTTTATGCTCCAGCTCAGTTTTACTTGATGGCTGGGCAGTATTTTGATGGTATTGCCATTTGAAATTACTCATTCCAACCGCCCCAATTCACGGTAATACCTACACAACGGGCTGCCTGAGTGGGCGATATAGCAATATTTGCTGCTGGCTGAGCAATGGCAACGTCTTGCACGCCTTCAACGCGCAAAGCCTTGTAAATCATAGAGAGTGATACATCTCGACCGATTAAAAAGTTTTCCTCAACTGCTTTTTTCAAAGCTGCTTCCGCTTCTGTTAAAATCGGCACATAGTCTGGAGTGGCATACATTTTTAGCGTTGCCTCAACTCGATACTCCAGCACCTCTGCGGCTTTAACTTCTACACGATCTGCAACTGGTCGACGGTGTTTAGCGTTCACTGCATCTGACACTTTATCCAATACCGCTTTCTCAACTCCACCCGTTTCAGCATGGCCTAAAACTGTCACTACAACATGAGCAGGGGATGGACTGACGGCGGACACATCTTTAATTGAGCCATCGGCACGACGCGCTAAATTTATATAGGCAGCTTCAGGACCGGCAGTCGATAAAACCTCAAATGCCTCTTGTACGCGGCGGCGCAAGGCTTCGTCCGACTCTAAAATCTCTTCTTTAGGAGGATTAACGGTATCGTCAGCAGCCTGTATTACCAAGCGTTCAATATCGTAGTTTGCCGCAATCTGGTCTAAATCTGCCCCTTTGGCATAGGCCAGCATTAAAGACTGAGCCGATTCATTCAACTCCTGTCTAAACAACAATTCTGCGTACGCACACTCTTCCAAAAGCTTTGTTACCGGCTCGGATTCCAAAGCCAATACCGTGCGCCAATATTCCTGCTCTTCAGATGGATATTCATTGATAAACCGTTCTTTTCGCGCAGCCAAAATCGCCTCATAGTCAAGCTGCTTCACTACTTCAGGAGGGGGGATTTTTGATAAGTCGGTAATCTTTGCCATTTAAATATCTGCAATCTCAAATGTTTCTTTTACACCGCTCGATACGATGACGGTTTCCAGCCATATTTTCAGACGGCCTTCCGCCGCACTTTCTGCATCAAAGCGGACAGCTTCGATTTTTACGCGCGGCTCCCACGCTGCAAGCGCAGAAACAACCGCCTGCTGACAAGCCAGTACAACCGGCGGAATCAGCGGCATATCAATTAAATATGGCAATATTGAGCCGTAGTCTTCGCGCATAATACGGCTGCCAATACGGGTGAATAGGATGTTTTTAATACTCTGAGCAATATGATCCTTAAGAGGCATTCCTTGACCAGTTTCGGCATTTGTCATTTGTTTGGTTTCCCTGTATTACCGCCTGATGTCAGGTCAGGATGATTGTGATCGTCAAGCTGAACGCCATTGCTTACAACCTTGCCTTCATTGTTAAATTCGCCAATATGATTGAAACTGCCCTCAATAGTTGTTCCGCTTCCACCGCTACCGCTCATACCGCCGCTGTATGTCAGCAACCCATGCACGTGGAGCTGACCTTTTACCGCTGTCATTGGTGTATCAATAGTGACTTGAACAGATGCCTCAACATCTGCCGTCTTGATACCTTCTGCTTTAAGTGCGCCTGATTGATGGTCATATTTTATTTTTGCGCCATCTGGAAATTTAATAACAGTCTCATTAGGGCTTGATGACGGGGACGGGAATGAATCCGATGCGATACCCACCATGACAAAACCATTCTCTGTCTCTCCACTAGGGCTAAATACCACGCCCATTTCTCCGACAGATGGCAAACGCCAGACGGATACACCACCGGCGGCAGGGACAAAATATTGCAACCAATCTGTCGTCAATCCTCCATGCTTCATACGAATACGGTTTTTATTCGGATTGACTTCTGCTACCGTGCCAATTTTGATTAAATTCTCGATTTGGCGTTGTGTCATAAAATTACCTTATCTCCGACACGGCATTTTTCTGCTGCTTCTCTTGTCTTAAATTCAATTCTTCTTTCGCCACAAGGTCCGCTGTCATAGGCAACTAGTACGCGGCGATAATACAGACCGCAGAAAAACAATGGGCGGCTTAAAATTTGTACAATTCGTGCTTCCAGCAAAATAAAGTCCTTATATTGATTGAGCCGCCGACTAGGGACGGCAGACGGCGGCTCGGTGCCGTCTTTCCGGCTGTCAGGAGCTAAATGGCAAAATGGCTTAATCGCGTGGCTATTATTTCTCCATGCGCTTTTCATGTAAATTTGATTGATTCTTTAGTGTGATTTTAAGATTTCAGCGCGAAATAAAAGGCCGCCTGATTTCAGACGGCCTTATTTTTTAGTTTAAATTCCCTTTGCTACGGATTTAATAATCTCAGTCTCAATGTAAGATAAATCCGAATCAGACAATCCTACCAATTCACGGCTTGTCAGATTTTTACGGCTGTCACCGTAATGGTGTTCGGCAGCAATTTTCGCAGTAATACCACCCAAAAATCCAATAATTGCTTCATTGGAAGTATTCTTGCTACGCAGGTATTTCGGGCGCGCCATTTTTTGGTACATTCGCGCCTTTTTGCTGCTGCGCCCTTGAAAATATATATTTTCACGCAGATAGCCGCTCAGTTTGCGTGGCTCTCCTTCTTTCCGGCCAATGATTTTTTCTCCCTCCTGCCGAACATATGCCAAAGTTAAATCCCTTTGTTTAAAGTGATTGAACTTTTTACCTTTTAGCAGGGCCTCTCCATTTCTTAAGCCTCGCATTTTCCAACGATCACCCTGTCTTCCTGCCATTGGAGAGCCGTCAGGCTGAATATTTCCACGAACACGGGCAGCGTTTCGTTTGCGGACCTCAATCGATATGGTGCGCAACATTGCACTGCGCTCAGCAGGGCTGAGGTTTTTTATCAGGGCATCAACGCTTTGAATGAAATTATTAAGACCATCTTCCATCTCATCAACCCACCTGTTCATCATTGACCACGCCAAGCGCATCGGCAAAGTCTCCCAATACCATATCGCTATCGTATTGAGGCTCTTTTTTGGTCTTGAAGTTCAGACGGCCTTTTTCATCAAGACGGACAAGAATATTTTCTGTCAGGCGAAGCTGAATCAACACATCCCAAGTATCTGAATCGATTGGCTCAGCTTCAAAAGTGTAGGCTTTATTACCGTTTGTTCCCGGCTCGAGTATATCGGGCTGATTACGCTGTAACCAATAAATTACTGCGATATTAAGCCGTGTCAGCTTATCTTCTGCCAACTCTAAAGCCATAATATTGAGCGTGTAAGAAACGGCATGACTCAACGTGCCACGATTTGGCTTAATCTCACCGCCATCGATATAAATCCGCAAGCGGTCCGGGTGCATCGCTAATTCTGGTAAGGCATCTTGGATCGCCTTACGGAGTGAAACGGGTTTTTCCATACTTTTCAATCTCTTCTTGGCAACTTATACAACATCGGCAACCGCTGACAGCTTGACGGCGCGCCTCTGATATTGGTTCACCGCACTCTTCACATTCATACGCCGACGGAGTAGGGTCAAACTGCTCTTTGTGCTTTAAAAGCCAGTAATCTCGCTGCTTTTGTTCCAATTCGGCAGCTCTATCAAATATATCAGTCATTTCAGGCTTTCTTGGACGGCAGCCAAACTATTGCTGACCCACGCAAGCCGCCAGTGCATCACGATATGCTTTACAGGCATTGTATGCAGCGCGATAGGCAGTAAATCCATGCAACAAATCGGCATTGGTAGTGATTTGACCAACATCCACACGGCATTGTGGCACAGGCGGACATGATGATACTGGGTTGGGCGCAGTAGGTTTTGCACACCCAACCAACAACCATGCAAACATTAAAACGGCAAAAAAGGCTTCTTTCATTTGATGCTCTATTGTTGATTAATTGCTGCGGCCACATCAGCAGGCAGCTCTTGATTTGCCCACTGAGGATTTTTAGCCACGGCAGCAGAAACTGCGGCAGACTTTACTGCCGCCGCTTGGTTTAGTTTGTCGATTTCGGCTTGTAAGGCTTGGGTACGAGTTCGGCTCTGCTGCGCATCGGCATTTGCTTGATTCAGCTGATTTTGCAGGTTGTCAATTTTGGCGGCACGCGCATGGCTGATTTTGACCTGCATGATGATAACCAACAATTCAATCAAAACTACTGCAACCAAAGCTAAGGTAATTTTAATTTTCATAATGCTTACACGAGCTTTGCAATCGCATCAGCGATAGCGCGGCAAATCGTCCATTTTTTTTGTTTGAATTCGGCAAGGTCTTTATCATTACTGATAAAGAATGGTTCAAATACAATGCCCCCGTTTTGGGCATAGGCAAGGCGGGAATGCTGACCGGCGTTGTCCGGTTTAAATCCTGATTCACCGCGCAAACGCCAGCCTGTAACCGCCGCGACGGCATTACTGATTGCTTGACAGGCAGCTTTATTGCGCGGCAGGCTGAGAGCCTCAATACCTGTGGCCGTTTTATTGGCCGCCGCGTTCGTATGAAACTCGACCGCAATATTAGAGCCACGAATAAGGGTAATGGCTTTTGCCAGTGGCAGATTCCCTTTGCCTTCGCCATCTGTTTTCACTGTCATACCATAATCATTGCGCAGGATATTAGCCACGATATTGCGCATATCTTGCGCCAAATCGGCTTCACGGTCAGACCCATTGACTGCGCCCGGGTCAGTGTTGCTGTGGCCGGCTGTCAGGCAAATAAGTTTACTCATGCTTTACTCTCTTTTCTTTGCTGGATGAATTTTATTGATGTTCCCGCCAGCCCAAACTACCGCGCCGGCATGCAGGGCAAGCCCAAATATAAGCAGCCAAATAGCCAGCCACTTCAATCCAAAAGCGGCACAGAATGCGAGTGAGCCAAGCCATACAAAAGTAATATAGGCAATCGCCGATGATAATGGCTTGTGTGTTTTTCCACGCGTATCAAACATAATGATTCTGGCGGCGGCTGTGGCCGCCAAAACAATAACGGCAGTTGTCTGTACTTTATCCATCCTTACTCCTTTCTAGGCCATCCGTTGACAATGGTCATCAGCTTTTGCAGCACCAGTACAAGCAGGGCAGAAAATAATGCGGCAGACGTAAATGAGTTGATATGAAGCCAATCACCGGGGATTACCCAGTTCAAAACTTCTTCCGCTGAGTCATAGCCAAAAATACCGCCGCAAAATGAGACGGCAAACAGCCATGCTTTCGAAATTGACCCATATGTTTTTTGGCTCAGAACAAATAGACTTGCACCAATTAATGCCCCAAATGCAACTGAGGCGTGGACGTGATAACTGCCAATAACAATCACGGCGGCGTTGATGGCAGTGGTGGTTTTATCGGATTGCATGACGTTTTTTTAATCCCATAGGTTTATTGTTTTGATAACAGCAACTGCGGCAGTGTCTACGGCAGGCATTACAATTTTTAATCCAGCCGGTAGGAGTAGGGGATATAGATTTAAATCAGGATTTGCCGCCAGCACATCTACAATGTATTTTGAACTGCCATAAAATGCGGCAGTAATACCGGCGGCAGTATCTCCCTCTTTAGTAATAATCGTGTTGATTTTTGCCATTTTTATAGCCTTAAATCAGCTCAGAATCACAGCGGCTTTTACCCATCAATGATGCAACAGCAAAATGTGCTTCGCGGCGATAGTCTTCGGCCTGATTTTGTTTTGCTTCTGCACGCTCTCCACTTTTGCCGGTTGCTTCGGCATCTGCCCACGTTTCAAGCAGGATCGCCTTTGTGTAGCAATAGACGGCGCGCCGGTAATAAGAGACACGGACGGATTCGCCATTGATATAGTCTTCAGGATCGTCCAACTCATGTAGTGAGCTGATACTGTTTTGCTGCGCCTGTTTTTTCCAAGCCCGTAACTGTCCATTCACATGGGCAACTCCATCAATTGCAGCGTGATACAGTCGGCTCGAACTGACATTGGTATCAATGCGCATAACATTGCGTAAATCTGATAAATCAATACGCGGCCAAAATGTCCCACTGATGATTTCTGATTGTCCGTACTCTTGACGGCCTTGTTCATCGCTATCGGCAAAAACTAATGACATTTGATACTTTTAAGAAAAGGAAAACGGCCTTTTCCGTTTGCCGCAGGCTGACAATTAGCGCAATGCGTTTACATGACAGACAGGACAGCGGCGGCCGTTCCCGTGAGGGGAGAGGTTACTTGCTTTCGATGTTCAGTTGCTTTTTGAGGGACTCAATGCGTTTCTTCACACCGACATTACTGAAATATTCAATGGCTTTTTCGTACAAATCCAATGCACGAGCCGGATCATTGTCTTCGGCGCGCTCACCGCAGGCTTTCAAGAACTTGGCACGGATTGGATCCATGACGTTGAGTTCGTGTAAGCCTGTTTCATGGTCAACCGCAACCAGCTTATTAATGAGGCGTGTTTCAGCTTCTACTGACAATTCAGCACCGGATGCGAGCTGTTCGGCGATTTCTTCAAACATCAAGTCTTTTAAATCGCGTTGATATTGGTCTGAGACAATCATGTTCTGCTCAATGGCAAATTCCGCCAATGGCACGGCGGTTTCGATTTCGCCGATATCAATCAACCACAATAATGCGGTAGTGAAAACGGTATCTGTCGCCCGAGCTTTACCGCTCTCATGCACCTCATTTAACCAATCGCGGTATTTATCAATCATTTGACGTTTTGCTGCGATTTTGTCGGCAATGCCTTTAATACCTGATAATGTTCGGCGATCTTGTGCGAGCTGATACTGCAAACGTTGGTATGGTTCGGCTGCGGATAAATCGATATCAGCATTTTTTCCTGCCAAGACAGATTGTTTATGAGCACGAGCTGGTGAGGTCATTTTTTTTCTTCTCCAATTAATGCCGTCTGAAATTACTTCTCCACTGTTTAACAGACTGGTTACCACTTTCATTTCAGACGGCATTCATTACTTACTCGGCAATCTTGATATTTTCAATCAATGCGGCCGCGCCAAACTCTTCAACAACGTAGTCGATGTTTTCTGATTGGTAGTCGGATACACGATCAAAGCGCGGCTCGTTAATCAACTCGCGGCGATGACCTGTTTTGTGGAAATAAATCGACAAATTCGACAATGGCGTGATGAGCATTGTGTTTTTCGGGAAATACGGCACCGCGATGGCAGTGAGGCCGCCAACGCGTTTGGCCGCCGTAATGGCATGAGCAGCAACTTGCTCGGTTGCTTTTTGACCTGCTTCATTGGTTACGGCAAAGTATTTATCGCCCAGCAATGTGCGATGGCAAATTACGACCATATCCGGCAGTTCGGCAAATTCATCATCAATTAACTCATTGCAGGCATCAACTACAATGGCATCGAGATTTTTGTATTTAGCCGAAGGGCCAACATCTACTGCTTGACTGCTTGAACCCATCACGTTTTCAGGCGCATCTTCACGCAACTGTTGCAGCCAGCCTTTTTTAATGTCTTGTAACAAGGGATTTTGACCGGCATCTGAATCAGGCGATGATTTGACACCGTTAAAGCCGATGGCAATCAAGCTCAGTGCTTTGGATTTGACGATTTGGCTATTAACCAACTCAATGTAGTTTGTATGGGCTGACCATTGGTCCATATCATCGTATGGAATCATTGTGTCGAAGTTTACTTTTTCACACAGATACTTACGGCCAGTTTTGGTATGTACGGCTTTTGGTTTGCGTGCCTTGCTTTCGCCTGTTGGGTCCGTTTGAGTACGGCTTGCGTTCAAGCCTGCGCCAATACCTACGATTTCACCGGCGATTTCTGTCTTTTGGACCATATTAATTTTTTGCAAAAATGCGGAGCTTTGGCGAACTTTTTCGCGCATTTTTTGCGATACCGACGGGGTAACGTTGAATTGATCGGCTGTATTTTGTACGCCATTTGCTGCGGCGACCGCGTTGATGTATTGACTGATGTATTTATGCATTTTTCACCCTTAAAATTCTGATACTGGCTTGGTTGCACCACCCAAATGAGGTGCCTGGGCATTTACCGGCGTAACTTCAACTTGTGCTTTGAACTTTTCAAAATCTTCTTTCAGTGCGGCAAATGCAGCGGCAGATTTTTCGTTGTCGTCAACCAGCTGGGCCACCACTTTTGCGGCTTGCTCCAACTCTTGACGCAAGGCTGAATACTCTTGTTTTTCTTCAGGCTTGCCTTTCGCATCTTCAGTTACTTTCGGCTCTTGACCTTCTTCATTTTTTGGAGCGGCAGGCTTGGTAAACATGGCGGCGTGCAACTTGCCCCAGATTGTTTGTTTTTCTGACATTTTTTCTTCCATTTCGGTGTAATTTGACAAGATTTCTTGCTGGTCAGCCGCAACGGTAAATTTAAGCATTGATGTACCTAAAGATGCCGGGCTATCGGTCAACGCCAAGCCGATCAGATATGTTTTGCCTGTGTTGGCGAAATTTTTCTGCAACTCCATCGATGTAAAGACTTTTTCTCGGTCTTTCATCATTTGCTGGGTTTTTGCAGTCGGATCAAGACGGGCATAGAGTTTTGTCACGCTGTTTTCTGTCTCGGCTTTTAATTCAATCACCGAACCTAAGCCACCAAGTTCTGATTTAGGGAAAAATGGTCGGTAATGCTCGACATTTAAAACTGCGGTGTAGGTATTCGGGTCGTATGATTCGGCAGCTTGTACCAAATCGTCAGATGCGATTTCACGGCCATCAACCGTAGGTCCGCTTTGGCCGATACAAAACCATTTATCTTTAATATTCATAATTAATGACTTCTTTGGCGAAACCGTTACTAAAGTCTTTATTTTGCCCCAAGACCAATCCTTGACAATCTACTTTCCGCCTTAGTGCGTTTTTAAGGTTTGCAGAGCAATGTTCTCTTTTTCAGACGGCATGAAAATACGCTTGTGTTTACTAATTGCTTAAATAAATGGAAAAAAGAAATCAGGTGGAAATTGCGGCGAATATTGACCCTCGAACTGTTGCACGCAGTTTGTATTGGCAGGGCTGGCGCATATCTGCCATTGGTCGACATCTTGGGATTAAGCCGGCGACTGTGCATAGTTGGAAGCAAAGAGAGAACTGGGATGGCGGCACGCCTATGCAACGGGTAGCTGCTTCAGTTGAAGCTCGACTGATACAGCTGATTCATTTACCCAAGAAATCAGACGGCGACTATAAGGAGATTCGCCAGCTTTCGGGATTGATTCAAGGCTCTGCTAAGCAATCTGATTCAGATAGCCGCAGTGAAAAGAAATTTATTGATGACTTGGTTACAAATGTTCCGAATATTGATAATCCTCCGCGCGAACGAAACTTTCGCGGACGTGATGCAAAAGATGTACGGACGGAAAAGCCGCATAAGAATTTCTTACATCCTGAGCAAATACGCCGTATGAGTGAGATTTTTGTAGATCAAAGTTTTGGTTATCAAAAATACTGGCATCAGCAATATCAAAATCAGCGATTTAGAAATATCTTAAAAAGCCGCCAAATCGGGGCGACTTTTTATTTTGCGCGTGAGGCGTTTTTAAATTCTCTCAAAACGGGCATTAATTCGATTTTCTTGTCATCCTCTCGCGCTCAGGCTTATCAATTCAGACAGTACATTTTCAACCTTGCGGCGATGGTCGATGTTGAATTGAAAGGCGGTGATTCGGTTCAATTGCACAATGGGGCAGAGCTGTATTTTTTAGGGACCAACAGCCGCACAGCACAGGGTCGGAACGGCAATCTGTATGTGGACGAATACTTTTGGATCCCTGATTTTCAGAAGCTGCAAACATTGGCTGAGCCAATGGCATCACAAAAACACTTGAAAACGACTTTTTTCAGCACGCCGTCTAGTGAGGCTCATCCTGCGTATGGTTTTTGGAGTGGGACAGACTACAACGATGGGCGACCACGCTCGGAGCATATTGCGCTAGATTTGAGCCATTCGGCTTTAAAAAAAGGGAGATTGGATGCCGATGCGCAGTGGCGGCAGATTGTAACTATCCATGATGCGCTTGAGTCGGGATGTAATTTGTTTGACTTGGATTATTTGCGCCGGCGCAATTCGCCCGATAAATTCGCGCAGTTGTTCGAATGTCAATTTATGCCTGATGGGGATTCGGTTTTTACTTTTGCTGAATTGCAAAAATGCGGGGTTGACTCATGGGACACTTGGGCGGATTGGTATAAAGATTTCTCTGCCCGGCCTTGCGGCAATGCTCCTGTTTGGATTGGATACGACCCTTCTTACACTGGTGATGCTGCAGGTTTAATTGTGGCAACTGCACCAACTCATAATCGGGATAAGTTTTGTATTGTGCAAAAAAATCTTTTACAAGGGGCGGACTTTGAGAGCCAAGCAGCCTTTATACGCAAACTCCTTGATGTTTATAACGTGCAGAAGATTGTTATTGATACTAATGGCATTGGTGTTGCGGTTGCCGATTTGGTTAAGAAGTTTTTTCCATCCACGGTATGTATGACTTACACGCCCGACATCAAAGGCTTGATGGTACTTAAGATGCAGAATCTTATTAAAAATGGCAGGGTTGAGTGGGATAGTGGCGACCTTGATATTCAGATGGCTTTCCTTTCCGTACGCCGTACTTCAACTAAAAGCGGTAAATATACGACTTATGAATCCGTCCGAAGTAAAGATGCCAGCCACGGCGACCTTGCCTGGGCAGCAATGATGTTGTTTTTCCAAGAACCTTTAGACGGCACTGTAAGTGGTCGTGTTGAGATTGATAGTTGAGGATTTAGTAATGAGTGAAAAAAATCAGTTTGATGTTGAGGTTTTCAAATGGGGCGATGATGATCGTCTCACTTGGTTGGCGGACTTATGGGAATGTGTGGACAACGGTCAATACTATGAGCCTCCTGTTAATTTATCGGATTTGGCTGGACTGATGCGCACCGGCATTCATCATGCGAGTGCGCTTCAATGCAAACTTAATGTTTTGGCAGCTACGTTTATTCCGTCAAAATGGTTAAGCCGTGGGGAGTTTAAAAAGCTGGCATTCGGTTTCTTGGTATTGGGTAATGGTTATTTACAAGTAGAGCGAAATCGGCTTGGGCAACCTCTTACGTTGAAAAACCGTCTTGGCTTATATATGCGCAGAGCTTCGAAGAAAGATGGCTACTTCTATCTTCGCCATCATCTTGCTACCGATGCTGATTTTATTCCGGAAACTGATATTGTTCATCTAATGCAGCCCGATTTATCCCAAGAGGTTTATGGCATTCCCGATTATCTTGCCGGGATGAGTTCGGCTGAACTTAATAAGTCGGCTACAACCTTTAGACGGCGATACTACGATAATGGCAGCCATGCCGGTTTTATTGTTTACGCTACTGACAACAATTTAAATCAGACAGATTGGAACCAACTCAAAAACCAGTTTAAAGCCGCACAACGTGAAGGCAATTTTAAAAATGTTTTCCTGCGTTCGCCCAGTGGTTCTCCGGATGGTATCAAGCTGATACCAATATCAGAAGTTGCCGCGAAAGATGAGTTCATCAATATCAAGAATACAACCGCCCAAGATATGCTCACTATTCACCGCGTTCCTCCAGCCCTGATGGGTGTTGTCCCTCAAGCTGCCGGTGGCCTCGGTGATGCTCGTACAGCGGCTGAGGTATTCGCGGCAAATGAGATCGCGCCGATTCAGACAGCTTTCCTTGAGGCAAATGACCAACTTGGGGCAGAGGTATTCAAGTTTAAGCCGTACTCCTTGACCGTTGCTGCTTAAAACACTGCCTAAAACACTACCTAAAACAGAAAATCCACCTGAAAAAAAATCAGGTGGATTTTT